ATAAAGTTTTGGAAGATTACAAACTACTCATATGATTTTTTATTGAGTGGTGTTCAAACTAAAGTAAAGGATGCATTTATATACCTTGATCCACCCTATGAAATAGGATCTCATTTGTATGGTAAGAAGGGTGACATGCACAGGTACTTTGATCATGATGACTTCTCTAAAAAATGTAGTGAGTGTCGTCAAGATCTTTTAGTAAGCTACAATTCTTCACAATTAGTGAGGGATAGATTCAGTGATTGGAAGGCTATTGAGTATGAACATACATACACCATGCGATCAACATCTACATATACTAAAGCACAAAAAAATAGAAAGGAGTTAGTCTTACTCAACTATGATCTCAACTAAGTACCGATTAAAACTTACTGATATCTGTTGTAGAATCATGACAACAGGTGGTGTTCCAGTTTCCTTAGAAGAAAGAATCTGGATGAATAAACTATGCGAACACAATGCTCAAGCAAAAGAACTTGCAGGAGCAATGTTATGTCCTGACTTTTATGAGGTAGAGTAATGGAAAAACTATGGGACGACTCTAACTGGAGAGAGGAATCTATTCCTTATCACACAGGAAAACAAGAAGAGTTGCTTAAGAATGGACCTAAGAGTCTTGCTCAATCATGGCAGATGGCAGCAATGTATAATGAATGGAAGAAAAGAAATGGTTATAGAGAACCAGAACCACCAAATGTATCTTCTTCAATGAAGGAGTACTTCCAAAAAGAACAGGAGTTCCTACAAGAATAATGACCGAACCAGTATCCGATCTTTATGAAGACATGCGACAATTGAATACTCTTTACGAAGAGTTATGTTGGTCACATGATATTCCCATCGAATTTATACCTGATTATGAAAACAACAGAATCATCATACAACCAACTAAAAAATTGGATACTAGAGTTTCTAAGCAAACCTAATCCAGCGTTTGACAATCTACCACCATGTCCTTATGCAAAGAAAGCATGGGTAGAAGGTAATGTGGAGATAAAACAATTTGAAAGTTTTTCAAAACTAAACGATGATTTGAAAAATATATCAACAGAAGTTGTTGTATATTATTTCAAAAATAACGTGCTACCTACCTGTAACGACTTAGAAAAAATGGCAGAGGAGTATAATAAAAAATATCCTAAACTTTTATTTTATGACGAACACCCAGATTCTATAGAGGAGGTGGGTGGTGTTCATCTCAACAGTGGTGTTTGTGCTTTGATTGTTCAGGACAGACAAGACTTGTTAGATAAGAGAGAGGAACTAAAAGAAACTGGATACTATGACAATTGGACACCAGAACTAAAGGAGAGAATCATTGACCGTTGAATTGAAAGATTGGTTGAACTCAATCAACTCTACCAAAAAGAATATTATTGATGATGATCCTGATGCAGAACCAAAGTATCTACCTTACATCATAAACAGATGTATGTCTGGACATCTTGATTGTATCATGTATGCCAATGAAATGAATATACATCCTAATCTTGATAAGAAGTTACAATATGACTTTTATCTAAATACACTCAGGTCTAAGAAGAGATTCTCTCCTTGGTTAAAAAAAGAAGAATTGAAGAATCTTGAGTCCATACAGTCTTACTATGGTTATAGTATAGAGAAGGCAAAGCAAGTTCTCCCACTTCTAAACGAAGAGCAGATTACATTCATTAAAAATAAACTTGAACGTGGAGGATTGAAATGACTGTTATGGAACCTGAGTATCAGTGGACACCTGATAAAATGATAGAGGTGTTATTGTCTGAACCAGATGATTTTTTAAAGGTAAGAGAAACACTTACAAGAATTGGTGTAGCATCTAGAAAAGAAAAAAAATTATATCAATCATGCCACATACTTCATAAGCAGGGTAGGTATTATATCGTGCATTTCAAAGAATTATTTGCACTCGATGGTAAAAAAGCAAACTTGAGTGTCAATGATGTTCAAAGAAGAAATAGAATTATTCAACTTCTATCTGATTGGGGATTAGTTACCATCAAAGATGCTAATTTAGTGTCTGACATAGCACCACTCAATCAAATTAAAGTTATATCTTATAAAGATAAAAGTAATTGGATACTTGAAACTAAGTATAATATAGGTAAGAAAAAAACAACTGAGACTTGACATACTCTCGTAAAATTATTGATGGTAAGGGTGACAATGTGGTGTATACTTTGACCTTGAGAAAAGAAATTCTTTTTGCTGATGGACTAGAGCAACATGATAAGTATGAGGATCTAGAACGGTTACAGAAAGAAGATTTTAATAGAGTAAAAATCCCCAAGTTTACTCTGAAGTGGGATGGTAACTTATTGATATATGAATCAGAATTTATCAACGGTGATTTTGTTACTAGTATTCAAGATTATAATATTCTGTATGAAGATATAGTTTTGAGGGATTCAGACTATTCTTTTATAGGTTCTAATCGTAAAAATTTTATAAAAGATTATCGTGGTGACATATATGCTGTTGATTTAGATGAGTATGGTTTTTATCCTTATGAGGTTAGAAAAAAGAAATGGGATAAAGCATTGAAATTTTATGCATGTATATTAGAACACTATAGAGGTGTTGATCAATTGCAGGTGGAGATATATGGTGATGGTCAAGGTCAAACTAAACTAAAACAAGTTATTGAAACTATGTTTAGTGCAGATATAAAAGAACTACCTGGTGATTTTGCATGTGTAATTGATGGTAAACGTCTTAGTACATTGCAAGAAGCATTGGATTATTTGAGAGACTTATATTCTGAGATTAGGATTCAAATGAAGTTAGATGCTGGTAGGTCAGATCACCACCACTATGGTGCTGGCAAGGAATCCCCCTTGTTTGATAGAAACAACCGAACCTTATCTATAGGATAATATTGTATAATTAGTAGTGTCGCCTAACGGGACATTACAACTAGACGCTCAAAGAGGTCACTATGTTTAACGAAGCAAACAGCATTACTTTGTCAGTGCCTGAAACTCAGGACTACCTTGCCAAAGTAAGAAAAAATATGATCGGGTTTGATGACTGGTTCACAACCTTTGATCAGCATTTTGCAAGTACAAATAACTATCCACCTTATAATACAATAAAGGTTTCTAACCATGAGTATAGGGTAGAGGTAGCACTTGCAGGATTCAAAAAAGAAGATTTAAAAGTCTACACTCAAGAAGGAAGACTTGTCATTGAAGGTAAGAAAGGTGACGGTGTAGAGGCTGATTATGTTCATAAGGGATTGGCACAACGTGCATTCAAACGTCAGTGGTCATTACCTGAAGAACTTGAAGTCAAGGAAGTAAAGTTCGAGGATGGACTATTACTAATTGATATTGAAAAAATCATTCCTGAAGCACAGCAACGGAAAGATTGGCTCTAAATATAGTGTAGACTTGTGATAGTCCATTGTATTCAAGAGTTCTAAAACATATTAAACCAAAGGATTTAAGAGAAAGTATATCTCTTAGGTTTACAGATGTCCTCAATCCAGTATTCTGGATTGGGGATTCTTTGCGTCCAGAGGTTAGAGAAGCATTGATGAAGTTTGCAAAAGCATTTGCAGACTATGTTGATCTTGATGATAAGGCAATTTCAGATGTAATATTACTTGGTGGCAATGCAGGTTATAATTATACTGCCATGTCTGATCTAGATGTACATATCGTTGTAGATCCTAAGTATATTCCTAAGTGTGATCCAGAACTTATTGATGATTACTATATGGATAAAAAAACCTTATGGGAACTGACTCACAATGTTACTATATTAGGTGCAAAAGCAGAACCATATATTGAAAGACCTGGTATTACTCGTAAGAAGAGTCAGGGTGTTTATAGTCTTATGAAGCAGACATGGATACAGAAACCAGAGAAGATGGAAGATGATTTTGATGAAAAAGAATTAGAGAAGAAGGTAAAAAATCTAAAACATAAGATAGATACTTTTATCAAGAGTGAGGATCCAGAATCACTTAAATCATTAGTAAAAAAACTTAGAGTTGGTAGAGGTGTATCTCTTCAAAAGTATGGTGAGTATGGTTTTGAGAATATGGTTTTCAAAGAGTTACGAAACCAAGGTTATATTGACAAAATACGTTC